GACTTCCTTTCTAATCTGGATCCTGATGAGGACCTGTTAATCCTGTGAAATCACTCATTATCGATGTTGCCGGGCTGGCAGGCTTTGGCGCGCTGGTGGCCGGTATTTATCTGAGGTATGGCACCGCTGTTGCGCTGATGTCCGGAGGCTCAGGGCTGCTGGTCTGGGCTTTATTCGCGGCATGGAGGACAAAACATGTTTCTTGATGCCCTTTTCAGAAGTCATTCACTGGAAAATCCAGCCGTACCGTTAACTGCTGAGGCCGCTGACAGTGACGGTATTTTTCAAAGTGACGTGCTGGTTAACCCCAGAACAGCGATGAAGCTGGCAGCGGTTTACGCCTGTATTTACGTCATCTCTTCCAGTGTGGCGCAAATGCCCCTGCATGTTATGCGGCGTGAAGGGAAAAAGGTGGCGGCCGCCCGTGACCATCCCGTTTTCTACCTTGTGCATGATGAGCCTAATGAGTGGCAGACCAGCTATAAATGGCGCGAGCTTAAACAGCGGCATGTGCTCGGCTGGGGGAATGGCTACACGCGGGTTATTCGTAGCCGTCGGGGAGAGGTTACCCGGCTGGATGCCTGCATGCCCTGGGAAACGACGCTGTTAAATACTGGCGGCCGGTATACCTATGGGGTTTATAACAATGACGGCAGTTTTGCGATTAGCCCGGATGACATGATCCACCTGCGTGCGCTGGGCAACGATCAGAAAATGGGGCTAAGCCCGATTATGCAGCATGCCGAAACAATAGGCATGGGTATGAGCGGCCAGAAATACACCGCCAGTTTCTTCAATGGCAACGCCCGGCCTGCCGGGATTATCTCTGTCAAAAATGAACTTAACGACAACAGCTGGGAGAGACTGAAAAAGCAATGGCAAAAAGCCACTGCGGCACTCCGGCAGCAGGAAAATAAAACCATGCTGCTGCCTGCGCAGCTCGATTACCAGGCCCTGACGGTTTCACCGGTCGATGCGCAGATCATCGACATGATGAAACTGAACCGCTCAATGATAGCGGGCATCTTCAACGTTCCGGCCCACATGATTAACGATCTGGATAAAGCCACCTTCTCCAATATCTCTGAGCAGGCCATTCAGTTCGTGCGCTACACCATGATGCCGTGGGTAACGAACTGGGAGCAGGAGCTTAACCGCCGTTTGTTCACCCGGGCAGAGCGGCAGGCGGGTTATTACGTTCGCTTTAATCTCGCCGGCCTGCTGCGTGGCACCGGGAAAGAGCGCGCCGAGTTCTATCATTTTGCTATCACCGACGGCTGGATGAGTCGTAACGAAGCCCGCGCCTTTGAAGATATGAATCCGGTAGACGGTCTTGATGAAATGCTGGTGAGCGTCAATGCGGCCAATCCGGCAAAAGACTTTTCTGACAACAAAACCAAAAAGGACAAAACCGATGAGTGATCGCGAAATGCGGTGCTACAGCGGTGAGGTTCGGGCAGAGATGCTGAGCGACCAGCCGACAAGAATTATCGGTTATGGCTCGGTGTTTAACTCCCGGTCTGAACCGCTATGGGGGTTCCGCGAAATTATCAAGCCTGGCTCGTTTGACGATGTGCTCACAAACGATGTGCGTGGCCTGTTCAACCATGACCCGAACTTTATCCTCGGACGTAGCACCTCAGGAACGCTTGCGCTGAGTGTTGACGAGCGAGGGTTGCAATACAACATTACCGCGCCGGACACACAAACTATTCGCGATCTGGTTATTGCGCCGATGGTGCGCGGCGATATTACCCAATCCTCGTTTGCGTTCCAGGTCGCCCGGGACGGAGAGGGCTGGTACGAAGATGAGGAGGGCATTGTTATCCGGGAAATTTCCCGGTTCTCTCGCCTCTACGACGTAAGTCCGGTGACATATCCGGCTTATCAGGAGGCTGATTCCGGTGTCCGATCCATGAAAGCCTGGCAGGAAGCGCGAGACAGCGGCGCGCTAAAGAGCGCCATTAACCAACGAATGGCGCGTGAGCGCCTGCTGACCCTTCTTAATGCGTAAGGAAAAACGATGAAACTGCACGAACTGAAGCAAAAACGTAACACCATCGCGACCGATATGCGCGCGCTGAATGAAAAGATTGGCGATAACGCCTGGACTGATGAACAGCGCACTGAATGGAATAAGGCTAAATCTGAGCTGGAAGGGCTGGATGAGCGTATAGCCCGCGAAGAAGAGTTGCGCGATATGGATCAGAAATACATCGATGATAAAAGCGATGAACAGCGCGACAATCTGGATAAGGATAACGGTAAAAAACCGGACGAACAGCGTGGACAGATTTTTGATAAATGGATGCGCCACGGCGCGGCTGAACTGAGTTCGGAAGAGCGCAAGGCGTTGCGTGAACTGCGTGCTCAGGGCGTGGCGCCGGATGAAAAAGGCGGTTACACCGTGCCAGAGACTTTCCTGGCAAAAGTCGTTGAGCAGATGAAAGCTTATGGCGGCATTGCTGGTGTAGCGCAAATCCTGACAACATCTGACGGTCGCACGATGGAATGGGCCACTGCGGATGGTACGAATGAAGTGGGTGTGCTCCTGGGCGAGAACGAAGAGGCTGGCGAAGAAGATACCGAGTTTGGGATGGACAGCCTTGGTGCGCTGAAAATGACCTCTAAAATCATTCGCGTATCTAACGAACTGCTACAGGACAGCGCGATCGACATGGAAGCCTATCTTGCCCGCCGTATCGCGGAGCGCATCGGGCGCGGTGAAGCGCGCTATCTTATTCAGGGCACCGGCGCGGGTACGCCGAAGCAGCCGAAAGGCCTGGCCGTATCTGTGACCGGGACCACCCAGACAGCCGCTGCAACGGCGGTGAAATGGCAAGAGATTCTGGCGCTGAAACACAGCATTGATCCAGCTTACCGCCGCGGACCAAAGTTCCGGCTGGCCTTTAACGATAATACCCTGAAACTTATCAGCGAAATGGAAGATGGTCAGAGTCGCCCACTGTGGTTGCCGGATATCGTTGGCGTGGCTCCGGCCTCGGTGCTGAATGTTCCGTATGTCATCGACCAGGAAATCGACGATATCGGTGCGGGCAAAAAATTCATGTTCTGCGGCGACTTTGACCGTTTCATTATCCGCCGCGTGAAATACATGATCCTGAAACGCCTGGTGGAACGTTACGCCGAGTTCGATCAGACCGGCTTCCTGGCTTTCCACCGCTTTGACTGCATTCTTGAAGATACCTCTGCAATCAAGGCGCTGGTGGGCAAGGGCAGCGCCAGCAGCTGACAGCCAGACCAGCAAATAACACTCATGCCGCGCCAGCGTTTTTTTGTGCCCGTCATCCGGCGGGCAACGGAGGATTTATGTTGCTGACTCTTGAGGAAATCAAAGCCCAGCTTCGACTGGATGCCGATTTTACCGATGAAGATGCGTTGCTGGATTTGCTGGCCAGGGCAGTACAAACCCGGACAGAAACGTTTCTGAACCGAAAATTATACGCACCTGATGCAGGTGTCCCTGAAACCGACCCGGATGGGCTCAATCTGCCCGGCGATATCAGGTTAGGTATGCTGCTACTGGTTACTCATTTCTATGAGAACCGTTCTACGTCATCGGAAGTGGAGATGGTTGAACTGCCAATGAGCTTTAACTGGCTTGTAGGCCCTTATCGGTATATCCCGCTATGAAACTCAGGCAGAGCCAGACCAGTGCGACCTATCTGCTGCCTGACCCCGGCGAACTGGATCAGCGCATCACCATTCGCCGCAGGGTAGATCAGCCCAGTGATGATTTTGGCGTCGAGCCGTTTTATCCGGAGTCGTTTGATACCTGGGCAAAGGTGGAGCAAACCAGCGCAACGGCTTATCAGGGTTCAGTGCAGACCGAAAATAAGGTAACGCACTATTTCACAATCCGTTTCAGGCGTGGCATTACTGCCGATCATGAGGTTGTCCAGGACGGCCAGGTGTTCCGCGTTAAGCGTGTTCGTGACCTGAACAGCAAGCGCCGTTATTTGCTGCTGGAGTGCGAAGAATTGCGTGCGGATCGAGGGCCGGGCTATGCCGCGGAAAGCATTTTTACACGTTGATTTTGAACAACCTGATGAACTGGTATTTAACCGGGCCAGGATGCGTCGGGCATTTGTGAAAATTGGTCAGGTGCATATGCGAGACGCGCGGCGGTTGGTGATGCGCCGCGGTCGCTCTGCTCCGGGAGAAAACCCGGCTTACCGCACGGGCAAGCTGGCCCGCTCAATTGGCTATTACGTTCCACGGGCATCAAAGCGCCGCGCCGGATTGATGGTGAAGATTGCACCTAACCAGAAGAACGGGGAAGGGAACCGCCATATAAATGGAGCGTTTTATCCTGCGTTTCTGTTCTATGGCGTGCGCCGTGGGGCTAAGCGTAAAAAAGGGCACCACCGCGGCGCGTCCGGCGGCAGTGGCTGGCGTGTTGCCCCGCGTAATAACTATATGGTTGAGGTACTGGAACGCCGTCGTAGCTGGACGCGGTACATCTTGTCTGGCGAACTGCGTAAAGCCCTTCGCCCGCAAAAAAGGAAAAAATAATGAAACTGATCCCCATTGTGGCCGCACTGCGCGCCAGGTGCCCACGCTTTGAAAATCGGGTGGGTGGCGCCGCTCAGTTTAAGGCAATTCCTGACGCCGGGAAGCTCAGACTGCCGGCGGCATACGTTGTGCCGGCAGAGGACGCAACCGGTGAACAGAAGGCCTGGACCGATTACTGGCAGGATCTAACCGAAGGCTTTTCCGTTATCGTGGTGCTGAGTAATGAGCGCGACGAAAAGGGGCAGTGGGCATCCTTTGATGCTGTCCACGATGTTCGGGCCGAAGTGTGGAAGGCGTTGC